GACACCGTCAGCGCGCGACTCACGAAGGAGCTGGCATGAGCATTATCGTTCCGATTTTGTCGACGTTCAACGCGGCCGGAGTCAACGCCGCTAGCAAGAAGTTCGGCGAGCTGGACGGCATCAGCGCGAAGACCGGCGCAGCATTCCAGTCCGCGTTTCTGCCCGCTGTCGCTGTTGTCGGCGCACTAGGGCTCGCCCTCGAGGCAAGCATCAAGGCGGCCATCGAAGACCAGGCGGCGCAGGAGCTCCTCGCGAAGCAGCTCGTCACGTCGACCGGTGCCACCGCTGACGCGATCGCCCAGAACGAGAAGTGGATCACGTCGCAGTCGATCGCGACCGCGACCGCTGACGACAAGCTCCGCCCCGCCCTCGCGAGCCTCGTTCGTGCCACCAAGGATCTCAGCCAGGCGCAGTCGCTCCTTGCGCTCGCCCAGAACGTCAGCGCCGCCACCGGCAAAGACCTCGAAGCCGTCAGCCTCGCCCTGGCGAAGGCATCGCTCGGCAACGTCAGCGCACTTACCAAGCTCGGCGTTCCGCTCTCGGCGAACACGAAGAAGACGAACGACTTCGACGCCGCCACCAAGGAACTGTCCGCAACGTTCGCCGGCGCCGCCTCGGCCTCGGCCAACACCGCTGCCGGACGCATGAAGTCTCTCGGCATCGCGATGAGCGAAACGAGCGAGGCAATCGGCGCAACCTTCCTGCCGATCCTGAACAAGCTCCTACCGATCTTGCAGAAGGTCGCCTCGTGGGCGCAGGAGAATACGCGCGTCTTCCTGATCGCGACCGGCGCCATCCTCGGCACGGCCGGAGCCATCATCGCGATCAACGTCGCCATGAAGGCATACACCGCCATCACGAAGCTCGCGACCGCCGCCCAGTTCGTGTTCAACACCGTCGTGAAGGCGAACATCTTCGTTCGACTTGCCCTGGCGGCCGCCGCCGTCGTCGTCGCCTACGATGCCATCCGAACGTCGTCAAAGAGTGCAGGCGAAGCTCTAGAAACCTGGGGCAGACGCGCCCAGTTCGTCGGCGGTGCCATCGTTGCCGTCTTCGCCGAGGTCGTGAAAGTCGTCGCCGCCGCCGGATACCTCCTTGTCAAAGCGGGCGGCCTGTTTGGCAAAGTCATCGACCCGATCCTCGGCACCAACCTTGGCGGCAAGGCAGATGAATGGGCCGCCGCCATCGACCGCTTCGGCCAGGGCGTCACCAACTTCGAGATGAGGTCGATCGACTTCGCGAACGGCAAGAGCAGCGACAAGGTGAAGAGCGCCCTCGGCGGCATCCTCGACGCCGTCAAGGTCGCGAACAAAACGTTCGGCGGCGACCCAGCTCAGTCCGCCATCGCGAACTATCCCGCCGCCGCTATTGCCGCCAGCGGCACGAAGGCCGCGGCCGCAGCGAAGACTGCCGCCTCTAAGGCCGCAGCAGCCACCCAGAAGGCCGCCGACGCCCTCAAGGCTAAAGCAGTCCAACTCAAGGCCACCCTCACGAGCGCGCTCGACAAGGCGTTCGGCCAGTTCTCGACCGACGCCCTCCGCGCCTATGACGCCGAGACGCAACGCCTGGCGCGCGGCATCGACTCGAACCTCTCCGCAACCCTCGACGGCATCGACCGCACCCTGACGCAACGCGTCGACGCCATTCGCGCCAAGCTCGGCGACACCCTCAGCGGCATCAACACTGAGGAGACGACGCTCACCCCGGCCGAGGTCGCCCTCGCCGCCGCCCAGGCCGACCGCGCCCAGATCCTCGCCGCCCGCGACCTTGCCGCCGCCGAGAAGCAGCTCGCCACCGCCCGCAAAGACGGCGACCTCGAGGCGATCGCCGAGGCCGAGCTGCACCTCGCCGACATGCGAGCCGAAACATCGCTGAAGGCGTTGAGCGAGCTGGCCGACGCCGAACGCAAGGCCGCCCGCGACCGTGCCGACCTCCTCCGCACCGCCGCCCAGCAGGCCGCCGACATTGCCGAGAAGGCCGTACAGGACGAAGCCGCGACCGCGAAGACAGCGGCTGAGAACAGCTACAGCGCCCTCAAGACTGACCTCGACAATGAGCGCAGCGCCCGCCGCGAAGCCCTCGACTTGCAACTCGCCGACCTCGGCGAGCAGCTCGACAAGCAGCCCGGCAAGTACATCGAGATCCACAAGGTACTAATGGGCCTGTTCAAGACCTCGTTCGGCCCCGACTTCGCCCAGGCCGCCGCCAACCTCGGCCAGTCATTTGCCGACGGCCTCTCGAGCAAGGAATCAGCAGTAGGCATCGCTGCCGCTCGCCTCGCCCAGGCCGCCGCCCCCGTCGGAGGTGTCAGCACACCGGCCGACGCCATCCGGGCCGCAGGCATCGCGACTAGCGGCGCAGACCGATCCGCCGGAGTGAATCTCACCGTCAACGCCGGAATCGGCACGAACGGCGCCCAGGTCGGCCAGACCATCGTCGACGCGTTGAACGCCTGGACGCTCCGGAACGGCGCCCTACCCGCCCGGTGGATCACATGACCCAGGTCGTCTCGAACCCGAACACCGAATACCGCGTCCTGATCGGGTTCGTCCCGATCGGTTTTAGCGAACTCATCCTCGACGTACCCGGCCATTCTGAACTAGACGCGGCAACGCTCGGCCCCGACCCGGCCGAATACACGTATGCCGACGTCACCGTCGACGTACTCACTGTCGACATTCGGCGAGGCCGTTCCCGCAGCATCGACAATATGCCAGCCGGATCGTGCAGCCTTCGCCTCCTCGACCAGGAGCGCGACTACGATCCGCAAAACACTGCTGGCCCCTACTACGGCAACATCTCGAAGGGACGCCCCGTCCTCGTCCAGTTCCGAAAAACCGGGCCGACGTGGCATGAACTTTTCACCGGCACGATTGAGCAGATCGCCTATTCGATGGAGCCGGGAGGCTTCCAGGTCGCCGAGTTCGTCGCGACCGATTCGCTCGCGCAGCTCGCCCGCCAAGCCCTCGAGGTCGACACTGTTTTCTCGGCCGCGCTGACCGGCACGCGAATCGACGACATCCTCGCGTTAGCGAACGTCACCGGGACGACCGACATCGACGCGGGCACCGTGACCGTCGTCACCCGTACCGAGAGCGCCGGAGATAACCTCGTCGACCTTTTACAGCGCGTCGCCGCAGCCGAGGGAGGAGAGTTTTACACCTCGGCCACGGGCGTGCTGACGTTTCAGCAGCGGTACACGAACGCGAATCCGGTCACGACATTCACGCTCACGCCGAACCTCGATAGCGTCCAATATTCGACGATCACGCTCGAGACGGCCGCCGAGGTGTACCCGCAAGTGAACGTCCTCGACGCTGCCGGAGCTGTTCAGACCGCCCGCGACGCCGCCTGCTACCTCGACTTCACCGGCGTGCTAACCGTTGACGCGGGCGAGCTGCTTGCCGAGGCCGACGCCCTGGCGCTCGCCGAGTACCTCCTCGCCATCTACTGCACCGAAACAACAAACGCGCGAACCATCGAGGTACCGGTCGTCCAGGCCATCGCCGCATATCAGGACGACCTACTACTAACCGACCTCGGCGACGCCGTCGAGGTCGAGCGCACCTTCGACGTCGGCGCCCCGCTCTCGATCGTCGAGTATTACGCGATCGAAGGGCTCGCGCATACGATCAGCAGGCAGCGGCACGTTATGACCTTTACGCTGGGCGCGAAGACGAGCTCGGGCTGGTTCATGCTTGACAGTGTCGCGTTCGGCGTCCTCGACTCTAATATCCTCGCCTAGGAGAACCAGTGGCCATTACCGGTGTAAAGAACTTCCAGATAGGCGCGATCCTGACGGCCGCCGACCTGAACACCTACAACCGTGGCGTCTTCGTGTTCGCCAACTCGGCCGCACGCACCTCCGCCTTCTCGTCGGCAGGCATCACGCTGACGGAGGGATGGTTCAGCTACCTGACCGACACCAACAGCACCGAGTACTACGACGGTGCAGCATGGGTCGCCGCTTCGGCCGTTAGCAGCGTTTTCACGCGCACCGGTGCTGTCGTCGCAGGAAACGCCGACTACCTCGCCGTCGCATCTGGCGGCCTGACCGGCGCAATCTCCGCGACCCGATACGTTGGCGGCACCGCCGCCCTGCCACCCGTGACCGGCACGTTCGCGGTCGGCGATTTCATCGTCTGCCAGAACGGCGCTATCTGGGTATGCACCGTCCTTGGCACGCCCGGCACGTGGGCACAGGCCAACGGCAACCAACCGTGGACGGCGCAACTCTCAATCCTTGCTTCGTTCGGTAACACGAACTGGAACACGCGCACAGCGTTCAACGCTAACGGCGGACTCTCCTACGTCAACTCGACTGGCGCGCAGAACGCGTATATGGAATGGAAGGTTCCGCTCTCGGCAGGCACCTGGACCTTCGCCATGAACCACTACGCCGGTTCTGATCGCGGCATCTACACGCTCACCATCGACGGCGGCTCATCTCTTGGCACGATTGACGGCTACGCAGGCGCATCCGCTGGAACCTACTCGACCATCACCGGTATCGCGGTCACCTCGAACGCAAACGCGCTCGTCAGGTTGACGATGGCAACCAAGAACGCCGCGTCTTCCGCGTACGGTGCCTATCTCGTCGGCGCGACCATGCAGCGGACAGCGTAGATGCGAGACCTCAGCTTGCACCAGGCGCTCGTCGCCATCGTCGCCCTGATTGGCATATCGGTGCTCGGCGCGCTCGGCAAAGTCAGCAGCGAGGCCCTCGTCGCCGTCTACAGCATGTGTGCTGGCGGGGCGCTCGGCTACGTCAACGGCAAGAAGGCCGGCGGCAAGTAGTAGAGTGTGCGTGCCCGATCAGGGGTTCGAGCAGAGGGGCCGCAAGGCCCTTCTGCGTTTGACAGCATCCGACCGTTTCGCTACGGTCGTCAAGTCCACCACTGATCGGGAGGCCACACATGCACTACCTCGTTCTGATCGTCGTCGCCGTCGGCTCGTGGCGTCTCACCGTCGACGACCGCTGGGACGTCTGGTGGATCGGCGCTCTCACCATGCTGCTTATCGGCGGTGTCGTCGAGCTGCTTGACCGCAGGCGTAACCGCGCCCGCCTCGAGGCCGCCTACCAGAAGCGGAAGGCGCAGCGCAATGCGTGACCTAGCCGAACTGGCCGACGCCAAGCTCGTCGGGACACTGATCTTCTCAGCGTCAGCAGAAGCCGGGCACGAAGAGATGCGAGTCGCCTGCGTCAAGGAACTACATCGCCGACTGCACGAACTTCGCGAGGAACGCGATCTGCACGAGGCGGCGTATATTCGGCTCCTGGCCGAGGTGCGCGAAAAGGTGTTGAAAGAAACCAAGGCCGCTGCGGTCAACTCGATCGGCGGCAACCGCGGAATCGTCATGAAGCCCGGCGAGCGGCTATGGGACAAGCAGTGACCGAGATCCGCAACCTTCGTGTACTCCCGCACGCCAGCTTCACCGTGGTACGCAACAC